CATCCAGCGCAGTTTTGTGCCGGCGCTGAAAAAACGCCGGGTAAGGTCTGTCATAGCCGATTATTGGCTCTTGGGAGCCGACGAGAGCGTCGGTTTGGTTTTCATACCCAAAAACGGTGGGTAACGTCCATCTGCGTCATGCAAATGCCCATTTGCGGCCTGCGAATGACACATAGGATAGGATAGGTATAGGGATAGGAGAGGTAGTTCTAAAGATAGAACTCAAAAAACTATACCATCTACTTCTAACGGGGGGCGCGCTACTGAAAGAGCTCTAAGAGAAGAACAGGGAGCGGCGACTGGAAGGTGGACCCCCGCCCCAAAAACGAGAGGTGCGATTTGACAAAAGAGGACGTATGCAGGACGTTTGACCTGCTGGAACAGATCTACCAAGGCAAGAAGAAGCCGCGTGACAACGTGACGCTGGCAATCTGGGCAGAGATATTGAAGCCCTGGAGCTATGCGCAAGTCAGGAGCGCAGTGGTTCAAAGAGCGCGGGAAAACCGATTTTTTCCGGACCCCTCGGAACTGGCGGCATATCTCCCTCCCATAAGAGACAAGGGGGCAGAGAAAAGCGCACCAGATGGCCTGTTAGAGGCTATGGAGAAAAAGCGGAAGGAACTGGATGACTGGCAGGAGGAGTGGCACCAGGAACTGCGGGAGCGTGGGCTGCCAACGCTGCGGGAGGCTGCGGCCCGGGGAATGAGTCCCAAGGAGTGGAATGTGCTGCTCCGAGAGGCCGGCGTGTGGGAGGCTGCCCATGGCTGACACGCTGTGCCTGAGCTGCGGCAGGTGCTATGGGGACTGCCCATGGTCGGAGCGGGATCCAGAGACCAAGCGGATCAAATTCCAGCCCGTTCCCGGGTGGACGGCAGAACCTACATGGAAGCGGGGCTGCGGGGCCTCATACCGTGTGGTCGCCTGCCCGCTGTATGTGAGCGACGGGAAGGACTACTCCGCCGGCCGGGGCCAGAAACCCAAATATGATGTCCGGGCGGTGTCGGACTGTCTGCGGGCTGGGATGACTGATAGGGAGATCATGCGGCGGACTGGGATCCAGTCGGAGAGGACATTACAGGAGTATAAGCGGCGGGCGAGGAGATTGGAGGACTTAGATCGAAAATGAGCGAAGAACAGATCAACCTATTGGATGAAATCATCGTGGACAACTTCGCCGGCGGCGGCGGGGCATCAACGGGAATCGAACTGGCGACGGGGCGTCCTGTCGCCATAGCAATCAACCATGACCCTGACGCGATTCTGATGCACCGCACCAACCACCCGTACACGGAACACCTGCAGGCGAGCGTGTGGGATGTAGACCCGAGGGAAGTTTGCCGGGGCCGCCCGGTGGGGCTTGCGTGGTTCTCGCCGGATTGTAAGCACTTCTCCAAAGCCAAAGGTGCGGCACTGGTAGACCGGGGCATCAGGGGGCTTGCGTGGATTGTCCTGCGCTGGGCTGGGACTGTCCGCCCGCGGGTGATTATCCTGGAAAATGTGGAGGAGTTCGTAACATGGGGGCCTGTACGGAAAGGGAAACCGGTGAAGAAAAAAGCCGGACAGACCTTTCAGAAATGGAAGCGGCAGCTTCTGGAGCTGGGTTATCAGGTTGAACACCGGGAAATCGTGGCGGCGGACCTGGGAGCACCGACCACAAGAAAACGCTTTGTGCTGGTTGCCCGCTGCGACGGGCGGCCTATCGTGTGGCCGGAACGGACGCATGGGCCGAGAGACAGCGAGGAGGTACGGGACGGGCGGCTGCTGCCATGGAAAAGCGCGGCGGAGATCATCGACTGGAGCGTACCTTGCTACTCTGTATTTGCCAGCAAGCGGGAGCTGAAAGAAAAATATGGTGTGAACGCCGTCCGGCCACTGGCGGATAACACCATGCGGAGGGTTATCCGGGGCGTGGACAAGTTCACCATCCGAAGCGGGCGGCCTTTCGTCGTGGAGTGCAATCACGGAGGGGACGGTCATGCGAGGGCGGACGGTGAACCACTCAACACTATCACACGGAAGTACACCGGCGGGCTATGTGATCCCCTGCTTGCTCCGTTCACATTTAGCAACACCGGAGGGAGTGTGGGAGCCGACGTGAGCGAGCCGGTGCGCACGATCCGCACGGCGGGCGGGCAGATTATGGCCTCCGCCAACCTGATTCAGTACCACACGGAGCAGACAGAACGGGTCCGGGCAAACGGACTGAGGATGCCGCTGCCGACAGTGGATGCCTCCAACCGGTACGGGCTGACCACGGCGCAGCTTGTAGAATATTTCGGGAATGGGCAGCCGATTGATGTGAGAAAGCCGATGCACACGGTAACGAGCCACGACCGGGAGGCGATAGTCTGCGCCCACATCTGCAAGTATTACGGAGGCGTGATAGGGGCGGAAGCACAAGAGCCGCTGCCGACGGTGACGGCGGTTGACCACAATGCGGTAGCGGCGGCCCATATTGTCGAGTTCAAAGGGCAAGACATTGGGCAGGATGCAGGTCGGCCACTGCGCACGATCACGGCGTCTGCCGGGGAATTTGCAGACTGCCGGGCAGAGCTGATTGAGGTAGGAGGCCAAGACCTGATGCACTGGCCGGAAGTCCGCGATCTGCTCAACCGCCATTGTGGGTATGAGATGGCAGACGATGAAATCCTGCTGCTGGAGATTGGCAGAGGGCTTTACTTTATTGCGGACATTCTTTTGCGGATGCTGACGCCGCGGGAACTCTATAACTCCATGGGTTTTCCGCCGGATTACATCATCGACCGGGATTACCTGGGCAACGAGTACGGGAAAACAAAGCAGGTGGCACGGTGTGGGAACGCGGTATGCCCTCCCATGGCGACGGCCCTTGTACGGGCGAACCTGCCGGAGTGGTGCAACCGGACGATCACGACCATGGAGGAGCTGGAAAAGGCGGTGGCGGTGTAATGATGACCATCGTAATCCAGGTAGACGCCCCGCCCGGTCAGGCCATCGGCGTGAAGGAGCACCTGGCCATGTGCCTGGAGAGGTACGGAGACACGCGGGTGGTGGAGATCCGGGAGACCGGGGCGGAGCAGATGAGGATCAGAGGCGGGACATAAGACAGCAGGGAAATATGCACCTTGCTGCGAAAATAACAGCGAGTGCGTGCACCTTGACAACCTCATATCGAGACAGCGGAAAATTTTTCTGGAAAACCTCTTGACTTTTGTAATGACAAAATGTATATTTGTAATTACAAAAAGGAGGTGCGACATTGACTGCCAAATTAGGCCGCCCGGTATCTGATGACGGCCCGAAGGACAAACTCTTGCAGGTTCGAATGGACGAAAAAACATTGGAAGAGCTTGACTGGTGCGTTACAGAACTTGATACGACTAGAAGCAAAGCAGTACGCATGGGAATATCTTTGTTGAAAATGTATCTGTCTGGGCAAGAAAAAAAATAACGGAAACGCCCTCCCGTCGAAAGTTGAGCGAATCCGTTACTTACACCAACCCCGAAGGCTTGGTAAATCCATTATGCCATGCCTCCTGGGGAAAATCAAGAGAAAGAGGTTTTCCAAAATGGCACATAGGTTCCCAATGGAAGAGCTGGACACAGCCAGCTATTCGCTGAAATGCGGTGTGGAGCTGCTGGGTGCACTCCACACGGCGATCGAGGAAGGGCCGTTCGCGGCAGAAAGTTATACGGATGCGATACACGCGGTGTGGATTCTTTTGAATGGCCTTTCCAACGAGATTTCTGGCTGTATTGAGGATTACTATGAACAACAGAGAAAATATAAGGAGGCAAACAAGCATGAATGAACTGATGATTTTTAACAACCCTGAGTTTGGTGAGGTCCGGACCATCGAGGAGGACGGCAAGGTGCTGTTCTGCGCCAAGGATGTGGCAGCAGCTCTCGGATATAAGAACACGCGAGACGCAATCAACCGCCATTGCAAGGGGGTCGTGAAACGCGACGGGGTCTCCCATACGACCAACCAGCATGGAACAACCACGGAGCAGACAGTTGAGATGGCCTTCATCCCCGAGGGCGACATTTACCGCCTGGCCGCAAAGAGCGAGCTTCCCGGGGCGGAGCGCTTCGAGAGCTGGATTTTTGATGAAGTTCTTCCGTCGATCCGCAAGCACGGGGCCTATATGACGGAGGACACCATTGACCGGATGATCAATTCGCCGGAGTTTGGGATCAAGCTGCTGACGGCCCTGAAGGACGAGCAGAACAAGCGGCAGGCACTGGAGGCAGCCAACAGCGCCCTGACGGTGGACAACACCATCATGGCCCCGAAGGCGGCCTATTTCGACGAACTGGTGGACCGGAATCTGCTGACCAACTTCCGGGAGACAGCCAAGCAGCTGGAGATCCCGCCGAAGAAGTTCGTCTCCTTCCTGCTGGAGCGGAAATACATCTACCGGGACAAGCGGGGAAAGCTGCTACCCTATGAGGACAAGAACAACGGCCTGTTCGAGGTCAAAGAGACCTTCAACGAAAAGACCCAGTGGAGCGGTACCCAGACGATGGTGACGCCCAAGGGGCGGGAGACATTCCGGCTTTTGTATATTGCATGACCCAATCCCCGCTGTCTCGATATGAGGCGGCGGGGATTTTATCATTACAAGGAGGACTGACATGGACTATGAAAAAATAGCGGAGGAAAAGACGATGGCTGAATACAGCGCGAAGTTTAACCGGCTCCGCAGGATCGCGGAGTGGCTGGGACCGGAGGAAATCCTGTGCCAGTGCGCGGAGGAGTGCTCTGAGCTGGCCCAGGCGGTACTTAAGATGCGCAGGGCCCTGGTGGGCACCACACCGCTGACACAGGGCGAGGCGCGGGCCCTTATCAACGAGGAGGTGGCCGACGTGCTCAACTGCGTGGAGGCCCTGGAGGCCATCAGCTTTGTGGACATGGGACGAGTGGACCAAATTAAGGAAGATAAGTTAGACCGCTGGGAATCTCGGCTTACAAATTAGTACGCTGAGCGGGCGGCGGGAAACATCAAAACGAAAGGCCGGGCGTGAATGAATAAAGAACAGCTTAGAAAATATGTGGGCCTAAAGATGGAAGTCGAAAACCAGCTTGAGCGGATTGCCCGTGCCAGGAGTGAGGAGCGCTTCCCATCCATGAGGGAAAACATCGGATCACAACGGCCCCTAGGAGGCAGCGATAGAATGGGGGCTGCAATTATACGGAGGATGGATCTGGAAGAGAAGCTAACCCCTATCATATCCGCAAAATTAGATGAGATGGAACGCATTGAGCGTGCAATAAATTTCCTGGATGACCCCATGGAGAGAGAAATCCTGCGAATACGGTACATAGACGGGCATAGTTTTCATCTAACGCCATGGCGGGATGTAGCGCTGAAAGTATATGGGGATGACGATGAGTCGCAGTTGTGTGCCGTCCACCGCCTGCACGGGCGGGCGCTCCAGCATCTACGGAAAATCGAGGTATGAAAAGAGGCGACCCCAGCGGGCCGCCTTCTTTTTATGAAACTGATAACTCATATAGTTCGTGTGGAGCAATGTCCTGCCCGTCGGCCCACTCGACTGTCCGACCGGAGGGGCGCACCGTTAAAACCTTTGGACTCATTCTGAAAACCTTCCCTTTTTCGGCTATGCCATCCCCCCCTTTTCGGGCACATATTCCATGATGTCCCCCGGCTGGCAATCCAGGTATTCACACAACCGCTCAAGCGATCTAGTGTCAACGTGCCCCTCGCCCTTCCGCATTTTCTCAAGCGTAGCGACGCCGACTACCTTGTCCCGCCGCAAGGAGTACATGGTTAACCCCTTCCCTTCGATGAGTGCGAACAGCTTATCATACCGCATTGGCATTTTATCATCTCCTTGGACAATATTATATCAAACAAACAAGTCTAGCTCTAGTGTAAAATATGCACAAGAATATGTACTAAACATTGTGTAATATTGTTGTTGACTATGTACTAGAAATAGTGTAATATAATAGATGTAAGGACGGGGCGGCACCCCGGTAAGAGAGGAGGGAGGACATGGACGAGATGACCACCGCAGAACTCAATCAGTATTTGGAGAATATCGCAAAGCTGATTGAAGCGAACGCAAAAGACCCAGAGGCCGCAGCCAAGATCGTGCGGGACAGCAAGGTCAAGGCATAAATAAGGGCCTGCGGCAGCCGTAGCAAGCAACCCGCAGACCCAAACCCCAAAGGGCGGTTGGACCTTACACCAACCGCCCCCATTATACCAAAGTGTAAGGAATTTACAACATGGCAATACGCCGAAAAGATAGAAACGAAGCCCACCGGCTGGGGCGTTAAGAATACAGCTGGGGCCAACCTTACGGGCCGCCCGGCGCTGATGAGCAGGCCGAACACGCTAATGGAGGAAGTTATGAAACGATTTGTTATACAGAGGAAAAAACATTCATGGGACACAGCGTGGATTATGATAGAGAGGCTACAATATGACACGCTGGAAGAGGCAAAAGCAGCCTTTGAAGGGTTGCCAATTAAGGCAGACCACCGTATAGCAGAATCTTACACAGTGACCAGGTACAAGGCGGTTAGAACTTGAGGAGGCGAACAGAAATGATTAAAGAATTTGATCCCAGCACCGCAGAGCGTGGGCGGGAGGTCACGCTGGAGGTCTATGAGGATTTTCTGTTTTATAGTAAAATCTAAATGTTTTTTATTAAATGTCAGCAAATGATAGTAAATGTCATTGAATGTTCCATGATTTGAGGCGTATCATACAAACATCGGAGCAAAGGCGGACAACGAGCCGCCACAATCAAGAAAGACCGCACGGGGAAACCTGGAGCGGCCTTTCCCATGCTCCGAGAATAGAGGGACAGAAGCCAGCAGGGAAACCCGCTGGCCTTTTATATGCCGCAGGTGAGAACCAGCCCATGATCCGGGCCGGAGGGTCGCACCCTCCATGCGGTGCCAAAAAAAGAAGGGGGACGAATGGCGATTACTGTCGAAGTCAAAGACATGAAGAAGTTACAGAAGCAGATCAAAAAGATTGAGGCGGCTCCGCAGAAGGTCATAAACAGCACCATTGGAGATATGAAAAAGCGTGTGTCGCCTTGGATCGCCGCAGAGGTATCAAAGACTTATGGCATCAAGAAGGCCAAGATAACCGGCCAGAAAGTCGGAAGTGTTAGGGTAAGGGGCAACAGGCTGGATGATGTCCAGATAACCTATACAGGGCGTGTGCTGACTCCCACGCACTTCTCCATGTCGCCGACCGCGCCGAAGCAGGGCGGTAGCTATACTCTTAAAGCGACAGTCATCAAGGGCCAGCGCTCCACGCTGGGCAAGGTGAAAAAGCTGACCAAGAAGCAGCGGGCCGCTCTGGGGAAGAACTTCCGGAAAGAGGGAACGCGATCCAGCGACCATTCCCCTATCATGCTCATGCACACGGGGGCCGGTTCGGAAGACAAGACCCAGTACATACCATTCCAGCGCAAGAGCAAGAACAGGAGCGACGTGGAGGTTATCAAGACCCTTTCCCTGCCGCAGATGGTCAGCAGCGAAAGAACCGCACCGAACATCGAGAAGGCTATTAACGAGGGCTTAGAGAAACGGATGGACCACTACATGGAAAGGTATATGGGGAAATGATGCACAGTCTCTCGCGTGCGCGCGTGTGCGAGTATATACTATATAGCTTCTTATTATGTATGGTATGTGTATATAGAGTATTTACTTTATATAGATAGAGAGAAGTAAGAGCCAAACAAGGTCGTAGAACGCCCTGCGACGGCTCTTTTTGTGTTACCTATATGGGGACACTAAGAAAGAAAAGAAATGGCACACAGGTGGCGACAGGCGGCAAAGCAAAGGTTCGTAGGTACTTCTAGCGGATATTTTTGTCTGTGGTGCTGGCGAGCCCAGGAGTTGCCTAGTTTTTGATTTTCAATTTTAGCCGGTTTCGGTAGGAGGCGTAGCATGGAAGTTAAAACAGAATATCGGACCTCGGCGCAGGTTGCGAAGGTGTTCCGAATGACATCAAAAAACGTGCAACGGCTCACCGCCGACGGGATTCTGGAAACTGTGGAGACCCCAAGGGGCCGTCGCTACGATTGGGACAAGACCGTCGAGATGTATGTTGCATATTTGTCGGACAAGGCCAACGGGCGGGAGAAGAAGGAAACAACGGCGGAGCTGGAAGAGGCAAAGCTGCGGTCCGAAGTGGACATTAAGGAAGCCAAGGCCAAGGCGGCACAAATGGAGCTGAAAGAACTTCAAGGCAAGATGCACAGAGCGGAGGACGTGGAGGCTATTATGACCGACCACGCCCTTTATTTTCGCTCCATGCTCATGGCGATGCCCGGAAAGCTGGCCGTGGACCTTGCCGGAACACATACTGCACCGGAACAGGCCGACCGGGTAAAGCAGGAGGTCTATTTCGTTCTGAACGCCTTAGCCGATTACCGCTATGACCCGGATGTATACAAAGCGCGTGTGCGGGAAAGGCAGGGATGGAATGAGCGGATCGGAGACGATGACGGTTAAAAAGCGTCGGCTTCGGCCTGTTGACCGCACTTTTGCCCGGGCCTTTGCAAGCTATACGCCGCCCGCAAACCTGACAGTCAGCGAGTGGGCGGAGCGCTATCGGGTGTTATCCCGTGAGAGTAGCGCAGAGGCGGGGCCGTGGCGAAACAGCCGAACGCCGTACCTGGTGAAGCCCATGGATGCCTTCTCTGATCCGAGAGTGCGACACCTGACCATGGTGGCCTCTTCTCAGGTGGGCAAGTCCGAGTTCATTTTAAACTGCATTGGCTACGCCATCGACCAGGACCCCGGCTCTATGCTGTACATACAGCCGAATATTGACGATGCCAAGAAATTCTCCCGGCGGCGAATCGCACCGATGGTGCGGGATTGCCCGACGCTCAAGCGGAGGGTGGCCGATGCCAAGGGGAGAGACAGCGCCAACACCGTGCAGGAAAAGTCATTCCCCGGCGGGGCGCTGTCCATCATCGGCTCCAACTCCCCGGCGGCTCTGGCATCCACGCCGGTACGCTATATCTTCGGCGACGAGCGGGACCGTTGGGCGCTGTCCGCAGGCACAGAGGGCGACCCATGGAAACTGGCGGATGCCCGAACCATCACCTACTACAACGCCAAGCTGGTGGACGTGTCCACTTGTACCGTCAAGGGAGCAAGTCCAATTGCTGATGCCTTCGACGATGGCACACAGGAGCGGTGGAAACACCAATGCCCCCATTGTGGGGAATGGCACGAGATAGATTTTGATGACATCAAATTTGAGTTCGACACCTTCAAGGCTGGCAGAAAGACCGACTACAAGGTGACGAGCGTTGCGTGGTGCTGCCCCTCCTGTGCCTGTATCTCTACCGAGGAGGAAATGAGACAGCAACCGGCCCGCTGGGATGCGGACAACCCGGAGGCCATCAACAAGGGGCACCGCTCTTTCTGGCTCAACGGATTCGCTTCTCCCTGGCAGCCATGGGGAAAAATCGTCTATGAGTTTTTGGATGCCCGGAAAGACCCGCGCAAGCTCCAGGTGGTATACAACACGAAACTCGGCAAGCTATGGGAGGACCGCGGCGGCTTGGCAAGCGAGGATGATATGATGGCCCGCCGGGAGGACTACGGGACCTGTGAGGACGGGACGCCGGTAGAACTGCCGGAGGGCGTTCTAGTTCTGACCTGCGGTGTGGATACCCAGGACGACCGTCTGGAGTATGAGGTGGTTGGCTGGGGGCACTACGGCGAAAGCTGGGGGATCAAGAAGGGCGTTATCATGGGCGACCCGAACGATGACGAAGTCTGGCTCCGGCTGGATGATGTGATCGACCACGTTTACAAATTCGAAAGCGGACGCGGGTTGACCATCTCTCTGACCTTCGTAGACTCCGGCGGCCATAAGACGCAGAGTGTCTATAAGCAGTGCCGCGCCCGGTTGGGAAAGCGCGTCTTTGCCATCAAGGGCAAAGGCGGCGACGGAGAACCATACACCCGCCCGCCGTCCAAGGTAAAAATTACCGTCAACGGTCGGGCCATCGGTGAAACGTGGCTTTATACCATCGGCGTGGACTCTGGTAAGGCGGACATCCTGAAAGGCTCTCTGCTGGCGCTGGAGCCTGGGCCGAAGTATTGCCATTTTAACCGGGACCCGGAGGCGGGGTACGATTACCGATACTTCACCGGCCTCATGTCTGAGGTGCAGGAGGAAACATTGGAGCGGGGGCGAAAGCGCACGGTCTGGAAGGTCCTGAAAGGCCACGAACGGAACGAACCTCTGGACTGCCGTAACTATGCCATGGCCGCCCTGCGGGTGCTGGACCCTGACATGGACGCTGTGGAGCGTCGTTTGAAGGGTACGCCGGAACCAGCAACGGCCCAGCCTACACGGACACGCAGGCGTGGAGTCGTGAAACGGCAGAACGCGGCGGACGAATGGTAAATAAATAATGCGGGCAGCGTCGGGAAACCGGCGCTTTTTTCGTGCCCGGAAGGAGGGAAGCGCATGGCAAGCAAGACGGTCATCAAGAGCCGTTTGGAGTTCCGGCGGAAGGCGCTGGAACAAGCGCAGACGGCCTATCTGGCCCTTTTGAGCGGACAGGTCAAGAGTTACGCTGTGGGGACTCGAAACCTTACCCGGTTGGATCTGCCACAACTGGAGGACACCATCTCCAAGCTGGAGAAGGAGATCGACGGCCTGGAAGCAGTCCTTTGCGGCGGGAAGCGCCGCAAGGCCGTTGGGGCGATCCCCCGCGACTGGTAACGGTTGAACGCCTTCGGGCTTCAACATATACACCGGCCAGGGGCCCGGGGCGGGGGTCTCCTCCTTCCCTCTGCCCCAGCCCGCCGGTGATTTTGACGGAAAGGAGGAGATGCGAATGGAACAGAAACGACCAGCGGTCCGCGTGAGGATTCAGAACAAGGGTTATTCCCATGGCGGGGCCAGCTACACCAAAAAGGCACTGAAAGGCTTTAGGGTGGAGAGTGGGAGTCCATCCGAGGACATCAACGCCAACAACTACACCATGCGGCAACGCTCCCGCATCCTGTACCAGACTGCCCCAATCGCCACGGCGGCACTGAAACGGCAGAGGACGAACATCGTGGGCTCCGGCCTGCGGCTGAAATCGACCATTGACCGGGACCTGTTGGGGCTATCTCAGGAGCAGGCGGCAGTGTGGCAGAGGACCGTTCAACGTGAGTTTTCCTTGTGGGCCAACAACAAGCGGGCCTGCGATGCCACCGGAGTCAACAACTTTTACGGGATGCAACAGCTTGTAGCCTTGTCGTGGCCTATGAGCGGCGACGTGTTTGCCCTGGTGAAACGGGCGGAGGTGACACCGCTGACCCCGTACTCCCTGCGGCTGCACCTGATCGAGGCTGACCGGGTGAGGACGCCGGAGGTAACGGGCGGCGGGGCGGTGCGAGGAAATCCCCTGCTTGCCAACATCACCACGGCAAAGCAATCCAACGGGAACACCATCTATGACGGCGTGGAGGTGGACGGGAGCGGGGCCATCGTGGCCTACCACATCGCCAACACCTATCCCAACCAGTGGGACGGAGAGCTGACAAAGTACACCCGTGTGGAGGCTTACGGCAAGGCGACCGGCCTGCCCAACGTCCTGCACATCATGGACACGGAGCGCCCGGAGCAGTACCGGGGAGTCCCGTATCTGGCCCAGGCCATTGAGCCGCTGCTACAAATGCGGCGCTATACCGAGGCGGAGATCATGGCCGCCGTGGTGCAGGCGTTCTTTACGGCCTTTATCACCACCGAGGCGGGAGCGTCTGATATGCCCGTCAATGAGGTGGGCGGCGACGGTGTGGAGGAAGCGAGCCGTGACCCCAACGAATACGAGATCGGGGCCGGGACCATTAACATCCTTGAGCCGGGCGAAGATGTCAAAATGGCTACCGCAACCCATCCGAACGGCGGCTTTGATGTGTTCATGCGGGCCATGTGTGAGCAGGTGGGCGCGGCGCTGGAAATCCCTGCGGACCTGCTGCTGATGTCCTTCAACTCCAGTTATTCCGCCTCCCGGGCGGCCCTGCTGGAGGCGTGGAAGGGGTTCCGGATGCGTCGAGAATGGTTGGCAGATGACTTTTGCCGCCCAGTTTATGAGCTGTGGCTGACTGAGGCTGTGGCGCGGGGGCGTATCTCTGCCCCCGGCTTCCTGACGGATCCAATCATCCGGCAGGCGTACCTCTCCAGTGAGTGGATCGGGCCCTCTCAGGGCCAACTGGACCCGACGAAGGAGGTTGCGGCAGCGGTAACGGCCATCGACAACGGCCTTTCCACCAGAGAGGCGGAGGCCATCCGGCTGAACGGTAGCGAGTACGCAGCCAATGCGGACAAGCTGGCGGTGGAGAACGAGCAACTGAGGAAGGCCAACGGAGACACCAGCGGGAGCGGTTCGCCGCCTCTGGCGAAGGCAATCGTAAACCTGGTGAATTTTGCGGTAGAGGATGCGCTGGAGCAGTACATGAATCAGCAAGGGAGGAGATAAAATGCCGAAATCTAGCAATCGAGGGCTTTTGAAGCCCTATAACATCGTCATCGACGAGGGCGGGAACAGCGCCCGCATCGATATGTACGGCGAAGTAGTTGCCAACCATCCGGTGGACTGGTGGACGGGTGAGCCCATCCCCGGAAACTTCATTGCACAGGATGAATTCCTCAAGGATCTGGCCGAGCTGGAGGGCAAGGACGAGGTGACTGTCCACATCAACAGCGTGGGCGGCGACATGTACGCAGGCATCGCAATTTATAACCGGCTGAAAGGGCTGGCGGCGCACGTTACGACCATCAATGATGGTCTGGCGGCGTCCGCCGGCTCTTTGATTTTCATGGCCGGGGACGACCGGAAGATGCACGCGGGCAGCAACCTGATGATCCACGGGGCCGCCGGGTTCCTGTATGGCTATTACCAGGTACAGGACCTGCGGGATGCCGCCAAGCAGATGGAGGCCCACAACAAGGCGGGCGTGAACATCTACGCCGAGCGGACGGGCCGAGACAAGGCGGAAATCAACGCACTGGTGGATGCCGAGACCTGGATGACCGGCGAGGAGGCCGTGACGGAGGGCTTCGCCACAGAGACCATCGGAGATGAGGCCGAGCAGGTGGAAATGAAGCTGACACCAGACCGCTCCACGGTGATGGTCAACGGCTACCCTGTGGCCGCCCGTTGCATGGGCAAGGTACCCGACAACGTGCCGGTCATGAGCACGGAGGAGTGGGCCAAGTGGCACGTTCCCGACAACAGCGAGAAACCGGGGACCCCGGTTCTCAATAAAAACCAGAAAAACGGAGGTAAAGACATGGAGATTAAGAATCTTGACGAGCTCCGCACAGCCTATCCCGACCTGATGGCGCAGGCGGAGAACGCCGCCAAGGCCGACGGCGTGGCAAGTGAGCGGGCCCGCATCCAGGGCATTGAGGACATCGAGGCCGCCATCGGCGACGCCGAGATGGTCAAAAACGCCAAGTATGGAGACAAGCCCATGAACGCGGAGCAGTTGGCCTTTGCGGCGATGAAGAAGAACGCGGCCCTTGGCGTGACCATGCTCAATAAGTTGGACAATGACGCCAAGAACAGCGGCGCAAGTGGCGTGGAACCCACCCCCAATCCCGGCACTGAGCCAAAGGCGCAGACCGACGATGAGAAGGCCGAGGCACTGCTGACGGGCCGCATCCAGAACAAGAAGGAGGGCAAGTAATATGGTGAACTACTACGAGAGTCTGGGCGCGTGTGTGCCCGACAATTTGATTGCGGGGAACACCATCCCCATCCTTACCGCATCCGCCACCATCGCCGCCGCTGAGGGCAAACTGGTGCGCGGCACTGTGCTGGCCGCCAGTGCGGACGGCAAGCTCAAGCAGCTTTCCGCAGAGAGCGCAGGCGCAAGCGAGGCCGCATACGGCATCCTGTGCGATGACGTGGACGCAACCTCTGAGGCTGTGGCTGAGGTGTATGTCTCCGGCCAGTTCAATAAGAACGCGCTGACCACCAAGGCCGACTACAAGCTGACCGCCGCAGACATCCAGGCCCTGCGCAACGGCGGCATCTACATCGAAAACGCCATGGGCGAGAAGGAGGCTTAAAAATGGCTATTGACATTTACAAAACTAAAACCATGCTGGCGGCTGTCCGCCAGATGACCCCTGTCACGTCTTTCCTGCGTGACCGCTATTTCCCCACCGGCTCCGGGGATATGTTCCCCACCGAGGAGGTGCTGGTGGAGTACAAGGACGCCAGCGGCAATAAGCTGGCCCCTGTGGTACTGCCCCGCAAGGGCTCCATTTCCGTGGAGCGCGACGGGTACAGCACCCACAAGATGGTGCCACCTCTGGTGGCTCCCAGCCGTCCTCTTACCATTGATGACCTGAACAAGAAAGGTTTCGGCGAGGACCTGTTCAGCGACCGCACCCCCGCAGAGCGTCAGGCCGACATCCTGCTCCAGGATCTCCAGGACTTCGACGAACTGCACACCAATCGGGAGGAGTACATTGCCGCAAAGTGTATGTTCGAGAACGGTTATGTACTGCGCCAGTACGCCGATAAGTACGGCGAGGGCGAATATGTGGAGTACGTCATGAAGTTCTATGACGAGGGCTCCAACCCCGCCGTATACATCCCCGGCGTGAAGTGGGGCGAGACCACCTCTGACAAGCTGGCCGACCTGTACCAGATGATCCTGATGCTGACCACCGTGGGCAACGCCGCCAACGAAGTCGTTCTTGGCTCGGATGCCGCCGAGGCGCTGTTGGATGATGAAAAGCTCCAGAAGCTCCTTGACCTGAACAACTACCGTATCGGCCAGATCGACCCCGTGGCTCTGCCCCAGGGTGCCGCCCGCCTGGGCCGTCTGAACGTGCGTGGCCGCATGATCGACCTGCTGACCTATGACGGAACTTATGTGGACGAGGAGGACGGCACGGTCAAGCCCTACGTCCCCGCGAAGCAGATCTGCGTGACCGCCCCCAGCGCTGGCCGTGGTCTGTATGGCGCTGTTTCTCAGATTGAGCAGTCCGACGGCGCATGGCACACCTACATGGGCCGCCGAGTGCCCCGTCACTGGACGGAGAAGAACGCCCGCGAGCTGACTGTGTCTGCCCGCCCGCTGTTCATCCCCCGAACCAAGAACCCCTTCATCTCCGCCACCGTGCTGGATTGATGAGGGCGTAAAGGAGGAAAACGCATGATTCAAATTATTCGAGGCGTGTACGGCCATTACATTACCGACGCCAAGACTGGCAAGACCCGCGTTGTGGCGCGGGACTGTCATTCCGACCCCATCGAGCTGACACCTGAGCAGGAAGCCCGCCTTGTTTCCCAGGGCGTGGCCCGCTATGTGGCAGAGGCAAATAATGTGGCCGCGCCCATCGGCTTTGATGATGCCCCGGAAGAGGCAGAGAAGCCAATGGAGGATATGACAGCCAAGGAACTGCGGGAGCTTGGCAAAGAATACGGCCTGACCTTCAAGGCGGGCATGACCAAGGCTGAGATGGTCGAAGCCCTGCGCGGTGAGTGGCCCCAGGAGGCTGAGGCGGAGGACGCCCCTACCTTCGATGCCGCAGAGGCGGTGCTGTAATGGCTGGATTCAAGGACATGGTGGAGCGGGATCTCTCCGCAATGTTCCTGGACGTGGATTTTTTCGGGGAGACATACCGCATTGAGGGAATAGAGATCCCTATCGTCATGGACAACGACGAGTTGAAGGTCCGGCAAGGAGGGCAGGATCTGGCGGTGGCTGAGAGTGCCACCCTTTTTTATGCCCGCGCTGAGGATCTTCCGCCCCGCCGTGCTCCCGGCCAAAGCCTGAACGTCAACGGGCGCGAGTGCATCGTGGATGACTGGCAGGTGGATATGGGCATGGCGACCGTTGTTCTCCAGGAGAACATTATTGCGTAAAGGAGGCCAAAAGCCATGTCTGTGGTCCATGTGATCGACACGCTGACCGAGTGGGCGCGGCAAAACATTTGTGAGCAAATCAACCTGAAAGTACCGCCAGAGAACACGGCCCCCGATGATTCCGGGTATTCCTACAATCTGGCGACCCCTGCGGCCTTTGCCATGTATGTGCCAACGTCCGACAAACTACCGCCCGGAAGCCATCCTCCCTTTCCGTCCCTGTGCGTCCGGTTCGTTACCGGGCAGGACGTACCGGCGGATGGGGGCGGCTCTGTCGAGGTGCAGTTCTGCTTCTCCGCGTGGGACCCCGGCACCCATGGGGAGGACGAGTTCCTCCCCAATGGGGACGGGACCTACCGGCGGGGGAAGGGCGGCGCGTTTTGGCGAAACGGCGACGGCTGGCGGGATGCGTGGAACTTCGTGGACATCGCCCTGCGGGAGGTGGAGAGCGTGACCAATATCGGAGGCTACACCATCGACCGTGCCAAGCCGGTCAAGTTCGGCCCACTGACTGAGCAGGAGGCCATCCCGGACTTTTATCCGATGTGGTTCGCATGGCTTTCCTTTACCGTCAACTATCCGCTGCGGCGGAATATTCAAGAGTTGCAAAATTTCCTATAAGGAGGGAACACAATGGCAGATTATAAACACGGCACCTATGGCGAGTTTGCTGCGAGCATCGGCGACGCGGCAACTCAGGCCGGGACAATCGCCGTGTACGTCGGCCTTGCGCCGATCAATCTGGTGCGAGGCTATGAGCAGTATGTCAACAGCCCGGTCAAACTGTCCAATTTCAACGCCGTCAAGCGTTATTTTGGATACTCGCCCAACTGGTCCACGTTCGACCTGTGCGAAGCGTTCCAGCTTCATTTCGATAATGCCGATGGCAATATCGGCCCCATCGTGGCAATCAATGTGCTGGAACCCGCCAAGCATAAGAAGGAACCGGAGACCACCAAGGAGCTCACATTTTCCAACGGTCAGGCGACCATCCAGAGTGATACCATCATCCTGGATACCCTGGTGCTGGCGGACAAGGTGGAGGGCGTGGACTTCTCCATCGATTATGACTTTACCAAGGGACTGGTCATCATCGACAGCGTGGGCGAAAAGCTGACTGGACCCATTCAGGCCACATTCAGCGAGGTGGACGTATCCAAGATCACCGAGGATGACATCATCGGCGGAGTAACCGCCGGGGGCGTATACACCGGCCTTGGATGTATCGGCCTGGTCTATCCGGAGCTTGGGCTGATCCCGAACCTGATCGCGTGCCCCGGCTGGAGCTGCAAGCCAAAGGTGTACGAGGCCATGGTCAAGGCTGGCACCAAGATTAACGGCCATTGGGAGGCTATGGTCTACGCCGACATTCCCATCAAGGTCGCCGATGCCGTAGACACCATCGAGAAGGCCATCAAATGGAAGGACGACAACGCATATACCAGTGAGCGCTCTAAGGTGTTCTGGCCCCAGGGCATGGATACCGCAGGGCGCATTTATCATGCGGCTACGCTGGGCATCTGGCGGCAGATGCTGGTGGATGATACCCACGACGGCATCCCGATGGAAAGCTGCTCCAACAAGGCCATCCCCGTAGCAAAGCAGTATTTCGGCGAGGACGCCACCAATCGCGGCTTTGACCAGCAGCGAGGCAATGAGTTGAACGCCGAGGGTATCACCACCCTTGTGTATTGGGGCGGGCTGTGGGCGCTGTGGGGTCCCCACACCGCTGCGTATCGGTACGGTCAGGTGAACGACAACCGGGCGATCTTCGACAACTCCATCCGCACCATGATGCACATCACCAACAGCTTTCAGCAGGAACATGCGCTGACCATTGACAAGCCCATGACCCGCGCAATGGCGGATACCATCAAGAACCGGGAGCAGGAGAAGGCTGACGCATTGGCCGCCGTTGGCGCGCTGATCGGTACGCCTGTGGTGGAGTTTTCCGAGGATGACAACAGCACGGGAGATCTGGTGGAGGGCAACTTCACATGGAACCAGAAGAACACGCCCACGCCGCCCTTTAAGAGCGGCACCATGCGCGTGGCTTATACCACGGCTGGCTTTGACAGCTTCTTTGGGGAGGTGGAGTAAATGGCGAATACGACCTACATCGGCGGCGCTGTGCTCGCCGATACCGTTTATTTGAACGGTGCGATTGTAGGCAGGGACGTGGAAGTCACCCTGCCTGCTGTTGAGTATGCAACCATTGACCTTGCGGCGATGGGAACTTACTCCAAGCCCATCCCCCAGCTCATTGAGCACATGGAGGTGGGCTTTTCCAAGATCGACACCGGCCTTTGGTGCAAAAATGTCAACGCCGCAGGGGAAAACAACATTGAGGTCAGATGGGCGCAGGACATCACCACGCCGAACGGCGGAACGCGCACCATCGGACTCAAGGCGTTCCTGCGCGGAGAATCCGCCAATATCCCTGAGCTGGGGATCGTTGTGGGGGAATCCTCCGAGGCGCAGAACAATGTCAGCCTTTCCAAATACGCGGTTTTCCAGGACGGCAAGGAGTTGTTCTATATCGACCGCTGGGCGGACGTGAACCGCGTCGGTGGGAAAGACCTGAACGTAGCGCTCAATAAATTCCTGTAACAGACAAGCCCCGCCGGTTTCTCCCGGCGGGGCCGTTCCATAAGGAGGACACCATGAGCAAAAAAACACTGAAGTTGGATGAGCCCGTACTGATCGACGGGAAAGAGGTCTCCGAGCTGACCTATGACCCCATGGAAATCACGGCGGCGCAGTTCTCCGAGGCATGCGCCCGAAGCTCCGCCATCAACAAGAGCAAGTCTTTTTCCTTCAAGATGCGGGAGAACGACTATGCCCTGCACCTGTATCTGGGGATGTTTGCCGTTATTGCGGTCAACCCCAGCATTGACATCTCCGATCTGGAGCGCATCAAGGGCTTTGATGTCCTAAAGCTGACAGACATCGGGATGCTTTTTACCTATCGGAGGTCGGGGGCAACCTCCGAGGAAAACAACTCCGAAAAGCCCTCCGGGAATACAGCCGAGCCTTTCACACAAGTATCCGAGAAGTCGGAGAAATGAGGCTGACCGACTTCCTCCAGGAGTTCGGAGAGGCGGTTGAGGAAGAAAAGGAGCGGCAGGCTAGAATGAAGGCCAAACAGCCGCCCCGGAGAAGACGCCATAGGTAGGAGGTGAGGAGACCATGGGCAAAGGGAAAGAGTTCCGCACAACGATCAGCATCGGCGGCGATATCGATCCATCTGTAAGGGCGGCCATTGAGAGCATGGCGGACCGGCTGGAGATGCTGGAGGGCGTGGCGGACGACGCACAATCCCAGCTGGGAGAGCTGGAGAAGGCGTCCAAAGACCTAAAGGGCGGCTTCACCATCGCCAAGGGAGCCGCCGCAGACCTGGTATCCAGCGGCATACAGGCCATCGCCGGAGCGGCCAAGGACGCCATCACCGGCATTTATGGGCTGGCGGACAGCACCAGAGAGTTCCGGCAGGATATGGGGACGCTGGAAACCGCCTTTGACCGGGCTGGTTTTTCCGCCGATACGGCGACCGAGACCTGGAAGGGACTCTATTCCGTATTCGGTGAGGATGACCGGGCCGTCGAGGCGGCCAACAACATCGCCCGCATGGCAGACAGTCAACAGGAACTTGACGAGTGGGTGAAAATCACCACCGGCGTGTGGGGCACTTATCAGGACGCCCTCCCGGTGGAGAGCTTAGCCGAAGCCGCCGCAGAGACGGCGAAGGTTGGACAGGTCACGGGCACCTTTGCGGATGCCCTGAATTGGAACAGCGAAGCGGCGGAGATGCTGGCCGGATATATGAACGATGAGGTGGTCACGGCGGAGGATGCCTTCAACGTGGCCCTATCCGAGTGCTCCGACGAGGCGGAACGACAGGCCCTCATCACCGACACCCTGACCGTTCTGTACGGAGAAGCCGCCGACAAGTACGAGGAGACGGCAGGCACACTTATGGATGCCAATGCGGCAAACGCAGACTACACCCAGACGCTGGCCGATATGGGCGAGAAGATAGAGCCTGTCACGACGGCGGTGCAGGAGGGCTTTACCAAAATTCTGGACAAGGTTCTGGAGGTCATGAGCGAGACCGACTTCACCGCCATTGCCGAACAGGTCGGAGAGCTGACGGACGACGTCATCACCCTGGCCGAGGACGGGATTGGATGGCTGAAAGATAACGCCGACTGGCTCATCCCGGTCATTGGCGGGCTGACGGCGGCCTTCGTGGCCTACAAGGCTATTTCCCTGGGCGTGGCCGCTGCGGAGACGATCAAGACGGCGGTGCTTGCTACCGGTGCAACGGTGGTAAATGCAGCCACGATTGCAACGTGGGCGCTTAATGGTGCCATTGCGTTCTTGACCTCCCCTATTACCATCGCGGTGGCGGCAATTGCGGGGCTGGTTGCTGGTGTCATCTGGCTTTATAACAACTGGGACATTGCCAAGGAGAAAGTCATCGCCTTCGGCAATAAGGTCAACGAAATCTGGACCAATATCGCCGGGTGGGTCACGGGGGCTATTGACTTCATCGGGCAGCATTTTCCGTTCTTCGGCGCGTATCTGGACGGCTGGTGGCAGAGCATCCAGGACGCCGTGAACAATGTAAAGGCGATTTTTAGCGGCGTCATTGATTTTATCGGCAATATCTTTGCTGGTAACTGGAGCGCGGCGTGGCAGAACATCGTGTACATCTTCGGGAACATCTTCGGGATGCTGGGGAATATCGCCAAGGCCCCAATCAACGGCGTGATCTCCATCATGAACAAGGCCATTGATGGAATCAACTCCATCGGCTTTGATATCCCGGAGTGGGTCCCCATGCTGGGCGGTAAGAAGTTTGCCATCAACATACCGAACATTCCCATGCTGGCAACCGGCGGCTTCACCACCGGACCCTCTATCGCAGGTGAGGTGGGCACAGAGGCCGTTATCAGCTTCGATCCGGCATACCGGGCGCAGAATCTGGCCTATTGGGCAAAGGCTGGACGGATGCTGGGGGCGGATGAGGATGGAACTTCGTTCAGCCTGGGTGGAGGAAACTCCGGCGGCGATGTGAACCTGGGCGGAGTGACCTTTGCGCCTCAGATCACCGTCACCGGACAGGCCGACAAGGAAAGCATCATGGAGGCCATCGAGGCAGAATACCCGGAGTTTATTGATATGCTGGAATCGTGGTTTTCGGGAAGGGGGAAGCCGGTCTATGCCTAGTACCCACATTACCGTCGAGGGAGACACCTTCGACAGCCTGGCCCTGACCTATTACGACGACGAGAAGCAGGCGAGCGTCATCATCCAGGCCAACCCTGACCATTGCGGGACGCTGATTTTCGGCGCGGGCGTGGAGCTCTACATTCCTGGCGAGGCGGCGGCCACGCTTCCTGAGACATTACCTCCATGGAGACGTGACGCATGATAAAAATTGCTTATAAGGGCGTAGACATTACCGAGAGCGTATCCATCAATCGCTGCTATCACGATATGTATGCCGCCGGGCAGTCGGATACTATCCATCTTCGTGTGAATGATGTGGATAACCTGTGGGATAAGTGGGCCCCCGCCGTGGGGGATGAGCTGCGGGTGGACTACGGGACCATCAGCACGGGGACCATGTTCCTGGTGTCTGCCACGCCACGGAATGGCACTTATGACCTGCAAGCCTGGTCCGCCCCTGCGTCTGGCTACGAGGCGCAGGACAAGGCGTGGCAACAGGTACGCCTATCACAAATCGTGGCAGAGATCGCGGCTCGGCACGGTCTGTCCTTCGCTCTTTACGGGGTGGAGGACAGACTGTACACCTATCTGCTTCAGTCGAGTGTGAGCGATTTTGTATTTTTGAACCGTGTCTGCTCTCTGGATGGCTGTGCCTTCCTGGTATACGACAAAAAGCTGGTGGTATACTCTGAGCCATTCATGGAGGCCCAGGCCCCATCCGAGGTGCTGACAGTGACCGTGGATGGCGACTATGAGTACACGGACCGGAGAGCGGAGCTTTACGGATCCTGCATCGTCACCGGCGGGAACTATTCTGGGAAGTTTGACGCAGGGAACGGCGCGAGGCGCATCCTGCGGCCCGTGACGCCCCAGAACATTGCAAGCGATGATGATGCTGGGCGGTATGCCAAGAGCCTGTTGCGGGCGGCGAACAAGGGCTGCTGCGCTGGGTTTGTGCGATCCCGCATCCTTCCCGGATATGCGGCGGCATCCACAGTGACTCTGGAGAACGCCCGTGCCCCGTCCTGGGACGGGCCTGTGTTCCTGGAGCACATAAGAAACGACTACGGGACGGGGAAAAGCAAACTCTTTTTCCGCCGCCCATTGGAGGGGTATTGATGATCGACAAGGGTATGATCTCCGCCGTTGGAGACAACGGGAAAACGGCGACGGTGGTCCCGGCCTTCTCTGGCGCAAGCGTCACGTTCCCCCTGGTGGTCCCCTTCTTCTTGGCTGGGAGCCTGACCGTGAAGATGCCTGTGGTGTATGCCACCTTCCCGGACAATACGGGGGTCATCCTGGCCCGCATGGATGGGGAATGGAACCATGACCTGGAGGGGGATGTGAATGTCCAGGGGAGCCAGATCATACAGAAAAACCAAACTGTGAGCGGAAGCCAAAGTATCACGGGCACGGTCACCGCAGAGGACCTTATAACCGCAGTCGCAAGGTTTAATACCCATGTTCACAGCTGCCCTGACGGCGGGACCAGCGGGCCGCAGTAAGGAGGAATAATGTGGCGACATATATGGCGAGATGGGGGCCGAAGGGCTTCATCACTGCGCCCAATATCATCGTTCCACTGAACGATTTTTCAACCTCACTGACCTTGAAGGAGGACAGCGAGAATGACACAAGTGGAACCAATCCAACCAACACCAGGGGGCGGGAGTTGCGCCCGATTTCCTTTTCGAGTATCTATGTAGCCGCAGCAGGCGTCAAGCCAAGAGCCCAAGTAGAAGAATGGGAGTCCTTGCTTGGGCAGGCATACCCGCTCTATATCGGAGATAAGCGATTCGGCCCCGCGAAGATGAAGCTGACCAAGGTGGACACATCGGAAGTCCAGCTGACTGTGAGCGGAGTATGGATCTCCTGCAAGATCACACTGACCATGGAGGAATATTCCGAAGGGAAAACGTCAGCCCTGATTAGTGGGAAAAAAGCCGCTGGATCCAGCTCATCCGCAAGCAGCAAAAAGAAAACGGATGACTACAAGGCAACACTTGCAGCAAAAAAACAAGCCATGAACGCCACGGCATCTAAGTCGGACCGGGCGCAGATGAAAACGAGCAAGGGGGCGTGATCATGAGAGCGAGCGGAAACGGATCCACGGATGTATGTGCGTCCAATCTGCTGCTGACATTCCGGGGTGAGGTTCCCTATGAGCGTGTCAAGGGGCTGGACCCGCGCCTGATGGATAAACCCGTTACGACGGCGGAGCCCGAGATCAGGCAGGATGCCGAGTGGTTGCTGGAGACTTACGAGCCCAGGGCTGAGGTTCAGCGGGTCACGCTGGAGCCGATAGACACCGGCGGCGGGTATACCGTCACGGTGGAGATTGAAGAGAATGAGCAGGAGGTGAGCCGGATTGGCTGATTTTAACTTTGTGGAGACCGACAGCGCGAAGCTGTACACGGCAATCATCGGCTCCCTGATGGATGAGTGCAACGAGGCGCTGTATCCAGGCGACGAGCGCCGCATTTTTGGCGAGGCCCTGGTGGCCGTGTTTGTGGCCCTGTACAGCGAATTCAACGACAAAATGAAGCAACGCACCTTGCAATATGCCCGGGGCGAGGTCCTGGACGCCCTTGGGACCCGGTACGGTGTAGAGCGTGCGGCCCCGGCCAGTGCATCGGCTACCTTCCGCTTTTCCGTGTCGGAGGCGCAGGCGGAGAACATCATCATCCCGGCGGGCACCCGCGTCACCACAGATGGGAGTGTGTATTTTGCTACGCAGGCGACGGCAGTCCTTCCCAATGGGGCACTGTATGTGGATGTGCTGGGTGTATGCACCGCAGGCGGCTCCCAGTACAACGGCTTCACTGCCGGGACCATCAAGACACTTGTGGACCTGATCCCCTACATCTCCGGAGCGCAGAACACCACCACCAGTACCGGCGGCGACGATGGAGAACCGTACACAGAGGAGGGAGACAACCGCCTGCGGGAGCGTATCCGGCTGGCTCCCTCCGCCATGTCCACGGCGGGGCCGGAGAGCGGGTATCGGTATCACACCATGACCGCGGATCCTGACATTGTAGACGTTGCCATCGACTGCCCGGAGGATGAGCCGAACACGGTCAATATCTATCCGCTGATGCGCGGAGGTGGAATCCCGGACGGGGACACGCTTGCAAAGGTGCAAGATGTCATGGCGGACGATGTGCGCCCTATGACAGACCTTGTGCAGGTCATGGCCCCGGAACTGGTGGAGTACAGTATCCATATCAAATATTACTGCACCAAGGATGACGAGGCCGCGGCCATCGAGACCATCGAAGGGGACGGCGGGGCCATCGACCAGTATATTGCGTGGCAATCGGCGGCACTGGCGCGGGACATCAACCCCGACCAGCTCCGCCGTTTTGTATTGGCTCCTTCCAGCGGGACGGGGGCTGCGCGGCTGGAGGTCACGGCTCCAACCTTCCAGACGCTGACCAAGGCACAGGTGGCAAAGCTGTCCGGCGTTCCGACGGTCTCCCATGAGGTGATCTTATGAGCGAGATGAAGTTGACCACGCTGGAATTTGTCCGGCTGCTTCCTCAGTTTATGCGGGAGGATGGGGCGGGGAAGGGCCTTTCCGCAGCCATGGACCAGATCGTTCCGGAGCTTGCGCGAAGCACCGCCACCCTGTCTACCTGGGACCACATCGATGAGCTGAACGAGGCGGAGCTGGACGCCCTGGCCTGGGAACTCAATATCCTGTGGTACGACACCGGCGCAACGCTGGACACCAAGCGGGCGCTTGTCAAGGACAGTGACCTTGTTTATAAGCGGCTGGGGACTAAATGGGCGGTGGAGAACGTCATCCAGTCCTATTTCGGGGACGGATACATCCGGGAGTGGTTCGAGTATGAGGGCCAGCCCGGACACTTCCGGGTCTACTCCACCAACCCATCCCTCAACAACGAGCGCCTGACTGAGTTCCTGAACATCCTGGACAAGGTCAAGCGACACAGCTCCAAGCTGGAGGGCATCTACATCACCTTGACGGGTGAGATGAACCTGTCCGCTGGCGTGGCCGTCCGGGAGGTAGCGAGGGAGACGTACAAGATCGGCGCCACATCGCCGGCATAGGAAGGGGGAATACCAGAGCATGGGTACTTTTTCAAACAACGCGATCACCGATAACGGGCGCGTGCTGTTGTCCCATGTGCAGATGGGGGCCGTGTTCACCCCCACGAAGGTGGTCATGGGCAGTGGAAACCTGCCGGCGGGGACCACGGTCCGGAGCATCACCGCCGTGGTGGCCCCGGAGCAGATACTGACGATCAGCAAAAAGAAGCGGGCAAACGACGGCACCGTCACCGTCGGCGGTGTGTACAGTAACCAGGCTGTCACAACGGGATTCTATTTCCGGGAGCTGGGGCTGTATGCGAAGGCCGTCTACCCGGACGGCAGGGAGATCCCCGAGGTGTTGTACTCCTACGGCAACGCCGGGAGCACGGCGGACTATATGACAGCCTACACCAGCGGCCAGCCGGTGGAGCGAGAGATCGACCTGGTGGTCTACATCGGCAACGACACGGTGGTGGACCTGACCATCGAGAGCGGGGTCTATATCACACGGGAACAGCTGGAAGAGGAGTTGCAGGATGCCATCGACGAGGTGGCCAACGGCGTGGGGGCCACGATCATCCGGGAGATCGAGATCCCGGCGGAGGGATGGACCCCGCTGGATACAGGTCCGTACCCGTATCAGGCCGACGTGCCCCTTCCGGAGGCGAAGGAGGCATTTTTCCCCAGCGTGGCCCTGCACACGGACGCCATCCAGACGGCCAACGCGGCCGGGCTGTGCCAGACGGCTCAGTCTCTCGCCGGTGTTCTGCGGTTTTGGGCAAAGAAGGAACCAGCCGAAGATATGGCCGCAACGATTGCGTTACTTTCCAGCGGCTCCGGCGGAAGTAGTGGAGGGGGTGAGGCCTATGTGCTCCCAGTAGCGACCAAGACCCAGCTCGGCGGCGTGAAGATCGGCCGGGGCATCGGAGTGACCGCGGACGGCACCATCTCCTCCCAGGGGACGGTGGGGCAGGACCAGATCGCAACGGAGTCGGACGCGTCCAGCCTGCTGGACGAGGTGTTCCGGCCGGAATAACCGCCAACATACCGGAACATTTTCAAGATACCGGAAGCAGATCCATTTCAATGGACCGGATCCATTGTGAAGGAAATCAAAACACAGTCAAAACAAGGAGGAATGAACATGGCTTATAATCCCGAAAAGCTGGTCAGCATGGGGCGCATGAGCGAGATCCTGGCGCGCACCAAGCAGGAGTACGAGAACAAGATCACAACGGAGGCCGGCGGGGCGCTGTATCAGGGCACCAAGACGGACCTCAACGCTTCGGACAGCAGCGTGATCGAGGCGTTCTTCACCCAGGAGAAGGCACCGGTCCCCAAGAATGGGGATGTGTTCGTGGTGACCACCGTGGTGGAGGGCTCCACCTATGAGCAGGCGGCATACGGCTATAACGGCGCGGACTGGATCGCCATGACGGGCAGCGTGGACGCGGACAAGGTCATCATGCGGGACAATATCACCATGGCTGGTGATTATACCCAGGTCGGCAACAAGACCAAGACCAGGGATGGCACCGCGCAGTTTTCCGTGAAGGGCAGATCGGTGGCCGACGTGCTGACCGACATCTTCAGCAAAAAACTTCAGCCCAAGATCACCGCCCAGCCCGCCGTCGGCGGCTTTGCGCTGACCGGAGCGGGCGCGGTGGAGGCTGGCACGAAGGTGGCCGCGGCGGCCTATACGGCGGCCTCCCTGTCCGCGGGCTCCTATCAGTACGGGCCTGCCACCGGCGTCACAGCCTCCAACTGGAAGGTGGAGCGCGTCACCGACAAGGGGACGGAACAGATCGCCAGCGTGGATGGGGCCTCCCTGACGGGCGAGTCTGATGACAACGGCGGCGGCGGCTTTGTCATCGGCGACAAGGGCGGAGAGAATGTCGTTTCCAGCCTGAAGTACAAGGTGACCGCCACCCATGGGGCGGGCGTGACGGCCAAGGACAACCTGGGGGGCGACTCTGAGCCTGTGGTGAAGATCCAGGCCGGGACCAAGAGCCGGGAGACGGCGGCCTATACCCCCTACCGCAACTACTTCTATGGCGCGACGGCGGAGAAGCCCGCGCTGGACAGCGCGTATATCCGTAGCCTGACCAAAAGCAACAAGGCGTATGCTGCGGGGACATTCACCCTGTCCGTTCCTGCGGGCACGAAGCGGGTTGTCATTGCCTGCATCACGGGCAAGGCCGGTGTGAAGAAGGTCATCAACGAAACCGCCATGAATGCGGACGTGACATCTACCTTCGTCAAGTCTGCGGTGCCTGTCGAGGGCGCGAGTGGCTACACCGCTCAGGAGTACAATGTGTGGGTGTTCGAGCCTGCCGTGCCGTATGAAAACGCCGCGACCTTGAAGGTCACGCTGGGTTGAGAGGAGGAATGAAGTATGGCGATCAACAATACTCAGAACACTTACGCAAATATGGAATTCCCCCTGGCCATGAAGCGCCAGGATGCTTTTGCTCTCGACCCTACCGGCGTATGGCCCTCGCTCGAAGCTGCTGAGGACTACGCCAAGAACAATCCCACGGCCTATGTGGGACAGCACCTGTCCGTGGTGGCGGACGGGATCTCCACCGCCTATCAGATCAAGGACACCGCCGGGAACCTGGAGGAGCTGGGAGCCGGCGCGGTGGACGTGGCCACCGATGAGGAAGTGCGGGAGATGTTTGACGAGGTCTTTGGCGCAAAAGCCTGAGCCCGTTGGACCCATAAAAAATCAAAAAACAGGAGGAATCACCATGTCTTATGACGTCACCAAGCTCACCAAGCTGGGCAGCCTGAAGGAGCTGGCCCAGCGCATCAACACCGACTTTGCCAAGAAGTCCGAGCTGACACCCATCAAAAATTCCGCCGACGCCGCGTTCAAGAGCGGCAAGGTGGAGGGCAACAAGGTCCAGATCTTCACCACCCCTGACAAGACCGGCGCAGCTGCCTTTGAGTTCGACTTCCCTGTGGAGATGGTGCTGGATCAGGCCAAGACCGCCTTCGTTCCCAAGTTCGCGTGGTCTGCCGAAACCTATCCCGGCTCCACTGACCCCAAGCTGGAGGGCAAGCCTGTAATGGTCCTGGCTGTGAAGGGCAGCGACGGTTCCGTCAACTATTCCTTCATGGGCATGGCCGCCCTGGTGGATACCTATAAGGCCAAGGTGGAGGGCAAGGACGCCTCCACCACCGTGACCATTTCCGGCTATGAAGTGGACGTGAAGGTCAACATCAGCCAGGACGAAGGCAACGCCCTGGAGGCCCGCGCTGACGGCCTGTATGTGCCCAAGCCCTCCGCCGTGGACCTGTCCGGCAAGGCGGACAAGGTCAAGTCCGCCGTGGCCGGCAACTTCGCCGGGTTGGACGCCGGCGGCAACCTGACCGACAGCGGGAAAAAGGCCGCCGACTTTGTGGCAGCCGAGGCGGGAAAGCGCCTGATGACCAACGCCGAGGGCACCAAGCTGGAGGGCATCGCCGCGAACGCCACCAAGGTGGAGGCCAGCGCCACCCCTGGCAGCATCAAGATCAACGGCGCGGAGACCCAGGTAGTGACCATCGCCAGCGACACTGAGGTGACTGAGATGCTCAACGAGGTATTCGGCCCCACGGTGTAAGGCGCGGGACCGGAGCGGGAGGGGCCGGGGGATTTCCCCGGTCCCATCTCCCGACCCAGACACAGGAGGGATGAAGCTTTGAGCAAGACAACGACGCTGGCGCAGATGCGGGCGCTGGCACAGCGGGCCAGCGGTGCGGCGGCCAAGGTGGCCCAGGCGGCCGCGGACGCCATTGAGGAGCTGGCCCGGATCAAGGCGGACCGGCCGGGCGCGGCGGACGTCACCATCCCCGGGGAGGGCTGGAAGGAGGACGGGAGCGGGAGCGCTTATCCCGTCTATTATGACATCCCGGCAGCGACAGTGACCGGGAAGGACCGGGCGGCGGTGGTGATCGCTCCAGAGAGCATGGAGGCGGCGGCCGGGTGCGGGCTGTGCCCCACCTGTGAGTCGATGGCGGGGTCCATCCGGCTGCGGGCAAGGCAGGCGCCAGGTACGGCCATCACGGCACAATATTGGATCGATGAGGGGAAGGAGTGAGTCCATGGCATACGGAACAGTCAATGTGGGACAGGCGCAGAACAAGGACTATATCGAGGAGAGTCAGAAAGGAAAACCCAACGGTGTCGCCAGCCTGGGCCCGGACGGGAAGGTACCGGAGGCGCAGCTGCCTGAGATGGACGTCTCCCAGACGCTGGCTCAGGCGGAACTGAAGGACCCGCCGGTGGATGGCGACGGGGTGCTGGTCACGGACAGCGCGGCGGGGAATGCCACTAAGCGGGTATTGTGGAGCCGGATCAAGGCGGCGCTGAAGGGGTATTTTGATCCGCTGTACGCCGCGAAGAGCCACACGCACGCATGGGGGACGGTCACAGAGAAGCCGGAGACTTTCCCTCCGGCGGCACACAAGCACAGCGCGGCGGACGTTACACCGGAAGTGGTTACGGCGGTCGTAGGGTAATGGAGGAGGAATAATAATATGGCACCAGAACCAACTGCGAAATATCTGATTATCCAGGAGAATGGAGCTAACAGAACCAGACCGGCGGTACATGGCGAAGAAATCACCATTAACTCTCCGTGCGACAGTTCCGACATTTCGGGGATAAATATTGCTGGAACACAGTATCGGTTCATCGATGCAAATGGAGATCCGCTTCCCCTTGCCGGAGGCTTTTTTGCTGAGGGGAATCTGATCCGGGTTTTAATCGATACGGAAAAGAACAGGGCGCAAATTATCAATCGAGCAATCATGGAACACCCTCCTGTAGATATGCCAATGCACCGCAGAATTTACGCTGGTACACAGGACATGACCCCAGGAAGCACCACTCTTGATACTGGTAGTATCTACCTTGTGTATGAGTGAGGGTTACTGACATGGCGAAGGGAATCTATGTGGGTGTATCGGATATTAAACTGATATGCCCTAGAAGTTCGTGCAGGTCAACTAGCATTACACGCATTCATACAAATCCGGATAAATACCAGTGTGATGATTGCCTGTTTGAAGGCACCCTCGAGCAATTCAAAGAGGGTAACGAAAACACCGCCCGGAAAGTCCGAAAATCGTATTTCGGGGTGGGGGGGAAGGCCCGCAAAGTCAAAAAGGGCTATATTGGCGTGGGCGGTGTGGCCAGACTGTTTTACGATGATGGAGTCCATAAGTACAAAAAGTATAAGGCTGTCTACCATCCGTCAGTTACAACCTATAAGTGGGATAAGTACGATCTCGATGGCAGTGAGTATCGCTTGGTGTTCTCCGCTGGTGCGACAATGAATATACGGGCGAGAGACATTGGTGATGTCATATATACCGTGGTGAGAGTATCAAGCAATGGAAACATATCGTATTCTAGTCCGAAGACCATAACTACCTCAAATTATGATTCTCTTGATTCCAGCTTAGACCATTCGGGTGAAACAATAGCGCATGGGTCATTTTGGGGTGATCGCCACTTAAATAGACTTATGAGCAGTTATCCTGAGAATATAGAAGGAAGCGATGATGGTAACATCATAGCAAAGTATTCGGGGTACAATGTGTCATCTCGTTTGGAAACAGGACTTAAGGGTTCTTATGCTGGAGAAGTAGAGGGGAGCAATTCCGGGGTTTACCCAAACGATGGAAAACAGGATGGCTTTTGGTATGTATATAAAGGCAAATTCACTGAACCGGAATACTATACTCAGGGTGAATTTGTGGCCGATGTTATATCTGAATACGAGGGTCAATACCCCGATAATGGGCGACACACGGACGGATACTGGTATGTGAAGCAGTAACGGGCGTGGTGTTGAGCGCCATGCAGCACACAGGAGGAATTAAATTGAGCATCCAGGAGCTATTGACAGGCGGGGGCGGGCTGGTGATCCTGGCGCTGACGGTCATCCAGGTCGCCCCCGTCAAAATCAACCCCTGGTCCGCCATTGCCAAGGCCA